AAACCCGCCCATTGCGTAACGCGGATTCAAGAATCTGGAGGGATGCATCTCCCTCCAGCGCCTTGATCACTCGTCGTTGAATGGTCTGTGAACTCAGCCCACGATGCTCTACTCCCTCATTCTGAAGGGCGCGTACAACATCTCCCATCTGCATCTCGCTCTCACCGTCCATGACCTGTCGGATCTGTTCAGCCATTGTCTGCTTCACTGGTGGTTTAAACGGCACCATGACCCCCACCGAATCTGTGTTTGGCAGGGTCACTGATTCCTTTACGAACCACGATGTCTGGCATCCCAAGGACATGTTGGATTTGGCGTTGTCCAGCCGGACATATCGGTGCTTCTCCGATTCATCGATCCCCATCTGGGCAGCATCCTTTTTGTCCATGGTGTACAAGGTCAGCACGAGGCGAGCCACTCCGGTCATGGAGGACGCGCCGCGTCCTGAGTCCATATTGCCCACATGCCCTGTCGAAGCGCCCGATGGCAGCTTCCGGGTGTGATGGATAATGACCACGGCGCACTGGGTTTCCTGTGCGATCCGCCGGTACATCCTGCAGATGAGAAGCATCTCGTCGTTGCTGTTCTCATCCGCTCTGGATGTTTCCGCCAAAGGATCCACGATCAGCATCACAACACCTTTCTCTTTGATGAGTCTGATCGTCGCATCCAGATCCCTTGGAACCAGCACCCCGTGGTCATTGCGTTTAGCAATCAGGTACTGGCGATCCGTACCGGATGTATGAAAGAACCCATTCTGAAGGGCGCGCTGGCCTTTATCGTCCAGGCGCATGTGCGCGATCTGGGCCGCGATGCGGCGGTACACTTCATCCGTATCGTCCTCGTTGTTGATCATCCATGTGGTTCCCCTTTCCACCACCTTGTGTGCGTCCCCAAGCAGATTGGTGCCTGTGGTTACCGACATTGCGGCCATTAGTGAGAACGTGGACTTTCCAACCCCAGGCGGCGCAATGATCAGAGTGATCTTACCGCCCAGCGCCAGATCGTTAATGATCCAGCGCCGCGGAGGAATGTGTTTCAGATCCTCGATAATGCAGGGAACCATGCGAAGTGGTTTATCGGCTTCAGCATCAATGAACGCTAGTTCCTCGGATCTTGACCCAACCGCAGTCTCTCTGCATTGATACGCGCTGCTGATCTTGACCCAGAGCGCTTCCTTGCTCTCCCATGGGTGCGGACATCTGGGGTTCCAGTGTTCGAACATGAGGTCCAGAATCTTGCCATTGGATAGACCAAAGTCCTGCAACGCCAGCGCGAGTCTTAATGTCAGATCGTCCCTGGCCCCGTGTTGCGCGAGGTCAGCATCCTTGAGGAATTCAATCCCTCGGCGGATTGCGTGTTCGCTGTTGAGGAGATCCCGCTCCAGATCTCCCCGATCCGTTGGGCGGGGTCTGGGGGTGGTCCTCTTGGGTCTGCCGTGGGTCAGCACCCATGGGGGTACAGGACTTATCTCCTCATTCAAGTCAACTTCGTATCGGGTTCCATTTACCTTCGATCCCGGAGCGACAACGAAGCCCCCATCCGCTCTGATGTCCACACCCACACCCAGCACATCGGCCCCTGAACGGATGTTCTTCCCCCGATCCACTGAGTAGTAAAGGTGCTTTCCCCCGGATGGGGTCGTAACAGTCAGTGTGCTGACCAGCCGGTCCCCGTTGTCCGCCAGTTCTTTCAAGACCTTGTAGCCATTCTTGTCATGCTTCTTATCGACATCGATCACTACCAGCGCCTTGTTATCCTTGAACCGATTGGTGCAGATGCCCACATTGGCTTCAGGGCTTGCGGCCCACCATTCCGCGATCATGTCCTTGTCCCGACTGGCTTTATCAGGCCATTCCTTGATTGCGGGAACCTTCTCTCCAGGGACTAGCGGAAAGACATGAAACCCGCGTCTGGCGACCTCGAGCGCTACCTCCTCGAAACTCACTTCCGATACCTCTTTCCCCTCCAGCCATCCGCGTCAATGGGCAGTCCCTCTGCCCAGTCAGGAACAACCGTCATGATCTCGATCATCTCTTCCAGCGGCTCACAGTGTATTGGAGACTCCACTACCACCTCGTCATGCACATGCATCACAACGATGAACCACTTTTCCTCTAAACGAAGCATTGCTTCACGCAGCACACACGCAGCCGCTCCCTGAGTGATGTTTTCCACCAGCTTTCCGCCGTAAGTTGATATCCGCTCCCATTTGCGGTTGATGGGGTTGGTTCCCATGTAGGTCAGGGTGTTCACCATGTCGCCCCATGGGGTTTCTTGTTTCCGGATTTCTGGGAATGGGTAGCAGATCGTTCTTCCTGAAGGTAGCTGACACCACAGAAAGTTCTCCCTTCGCATGAACGTGCAACGCCCAGCCGGTACTTTCGTTCCATCGTTTTGTACCGCCTGGATTGCAGCTTTCTGTACCACCTTCCAGAATTCCACGATGCTTGCATTGGTTCTTCGCCAATCATTCTTGATGGATTCGCACCTAGACTCTTCCAGCTTCAATCCGTATTGGGTACACATCTTCTGGAAAGCAATCTTACCGCCTCCATACCCAAGAGAGAGTGTGGCGACTTTTCCAATGAAACGCTCCTGGCCCATCTCCCTTGCTGCATGAAGGTAGATGTCCTCTCCGCGTCTGAACACTTCCAGAGCGCTTTCCTGTCCTGCCAGCCATGCCAGCATCCGCGCTTCGATTGAGGAGAAGTCCGCACACATGAGTTCCATCCCCTCTTCCGCTCGGACCAGACCCCGTAGCGAAGAGGCAATGAGTTCCATGGGTTTCCCGATCTCCCGCAGCTTTCTGGAGTCAGTCAATCGATTATCCAGAACGTCATCAATGACCTCCTGGCTTACAAGCGGTCGCATGATATTGTGCAACTGGACCTTCCTTCCTGCCCAGCGGCCGGTGGACGCTCCATGATACTGGAACATGTGGCGGATACGGTTATCTTCCTTGTCCGCCACGTTCAGCATTGCTTTGATTTTGGCGGTAGAAGCTCTTGATGCTTCCTGTCTTAGCAGCAATGCTTCTCTGACCCGTGGATCAATTCCGCCGAACATGGACTCATCGAGAATGGAAGCGATATCGGCTTTCGCCAGTGTCACTTCCCATTTGATCTCAGGCATGATCATTCCAACCCATTCGGTCAGCTTCCCAACCTGATTACAGGTCGATACATGCCCCTTCGTAACTCTGTACATCTCGGCGTTCAGGCGTGCTGACTCCATCCGGATGACGGATAGCGCGCTCCTGCATGAAGCCGCATCAATCTCTACACCTCGAAGGTTGATTGTCTGATCCAGGTTCCAGATCTGACGCTCACTTCTGGATAAGCCGAACAGCTTCTTGTGGAGTTTCTGCTCCACTCGGACATCCTGAAGGCAGTAGGCGTATAGCCTTTGCATCTTTGGATCATCGGTCCACCAGATGGGTTCTTCGTTCTCCATGCGCCTGGGTCTGGACATTCTGAGCATCAGACGATGCCCTTCCATGTCCTTGTTTGCGTCGATACCCAGCGCTTTTGCTGCGCCGTCCAGCGACCCTGGTAAGGACATGGCATATGCACGAGCCATCGTGTCGTCCATCTGCTCAAGGTTCATCGATGGGAGACTCATCAATGGAACCAGAATGTTATTCCAGATTCTGAATTCAAATATGGCGTTGTGCGCCACAACATTACCGCCAGTATGAATATGCTCAGTGATCTCTGTTGGCATTGGATCACTGGGTAGCCAGATAACCGGCTCGTAGTCATCGAACGCCCACGCCATGCAGATCACTTCTGTCTGACTCGGATCCGCGTATCGGCTCAGACCGTGCTTCTTCAGGTCAACGGTACTGCGTGTTTCAAAATCGATGTGAAGGTCTGTCATACGTCCTCCTTTGCGATGCGTTTAACTGCGGTTTTCATGGCCTTCACTGTATCTTTATGAAAAGAGCCAACGTATTCCTTGAACGAAACCTTTGGTTTACCGAATCGTTTCCCATCGATGTGCATCATGTTCTGGATCACCGCGGGTATCTGGGTTCCAGTGGTCAAAGCGTTGATGATTAACCTTGATGCAACAGTGCTATCAAACGCTCCAATAATTCGGTGACAATTCATATCGTCATCAAACACAACGAATACCGCGATCTTTGATTCCGCTGGCGCGTGTTTGACTCTCCCCGTGATCGAGTGATCGACAATCATTATTCTTCTCCTCTGCCCTGAAAAAGAAGGGGACCATTGCGGTCCCCTGTTTGTTGCTTTTTGCGCTGTCAGTTAAAGAGCGATGAAGCGTCCTCCGCGTCCGCGTCATTCACCTTGACCACAGTGAACTCCTCTCCCGCGGAAGATGCGGCTGACTTTCTGAAGGGTGTTCCGTCTGACATCTTCTGAAGGTTCTGCAACCCGATGGAAACTCCTCTGTTTCCTGCCTTGTCGTAAGCATACGCAGTCACGGAAGCACGGGCGTAGCACCCGCCATAAAACTCATCCTCGCTGATAACTCCATTCAGGTTCTGATCAACGATACCGGGGGCGAACTTCGAGGAAGCATTAATGAAGGTCATTCCATCTTCAAAACCGTCATAGTCCTTCTCCCCAGCATCCCGGAAAGGTTTCCTGATGCCAGAGGGGATCTTGTTGCCCCACTTTTCTTCTGCCGCTTCCTGGCAGATCTTCTTGAGACCAGACAGGTCCGCGTTCGAGTCAAACAACATACAGACGCTGTATTTGGCGTCTCCACCCTGGATCGGGGCTTTTGCATCAAAAACATTTGGGAACGCCACTCTAAATTTGGGCGTTGTGATTCTCTCTGACATTTAGATCTCCTGTGGTTGTGATTTTCTCATCAGTCCTGCCCTGCAAAGTCCAAACATGCGTGGGCAGCACCTTGTGTAACGGCGTGACGCTTGTCGGTCTCACTGACCAACGTCAAGCCAGATGACTCTTTTCGATGTAGATGAGCCATTTCCTTCATCTCTTGCTTTCCGATGAGCTTCTCGATTGCGGCTGGCGATTTTAGCTTTCTGGAGAACATGTCCGACCCATCGAGGCCGAATGTTTGCAATCCCTCCACCGCTTTGTCCTCGTCTACCCATTTGCGAATACCTCTCTTTTGAACGAGTTTGAAACCGGGAATGCCCACCCCATCCATGGCTTGTTGGTATGCAAATTCCCGGACCTGTTTTGTCCAGCGCTCAATCATGGGCAGCATCGTCAATGAATCCGCCAGATCAAACGTATCAATCTCCGTTGAGAACTCCTTCCTTGCCATCTGCGTTGCTTGTTTCTTGACCTCTGGGCAGATGGCACCAGCGGGACACCACTGGCAATGCTTTCCAGGCACCAACGGCGCTTCAGGATCCATGACTCGCGCAACGGCATCCTCAAGTTCAGCCTGAAATTCAAGCAACTGAACAGCGTCGAATCGCCATCTGCGTACTGGTCCGTCTGGATGATCAAAGCGCGGTTGTACGATGATGAATTCCACCTCCTCGATGCGAAGGTTGTGGGCGATCACAAACAGCAGGATATAAAACACGCCCTGTTGATTGTTCTCTGCCTCAACGCCTACGCCTTTTCCGTATTTGAAGTCGTAAACTTTCAGGTGGTGCTTCCGTTCTCTCCAGATCGCTGTATCCAGCGTTCCGAATAGCTCCGGGTGGATCTCCGGGACATGGACTTTACGTTCCACATGCAGCTTGTCGCCCTTCTCCATGTCGTTTCGGACGGTATCGGCGTACAACTTGATACCGTCGAGCATCTCCTGGGTGACCTCGATATCGAAGCCTTCCTGCTGGATCAGATCCCCTGTTTCTCGAAGCGTGGGTTCTCCGGTTGCGATCGGACTCTCAGAGAGCTTATGCGCCACTGTGCCTTCCGCTGCGGCGAAAGAGGCTTTCGACTCAATGCCCTTGCTCAGTCGGACAGAACCGGGGCATTGCTTCCAGCGTGCGTAGCTGCTGCCTCCAATCCGGGAGTGGCTACCCATCAGGGTAATGCCTTCTCACAGGCATCGAAAAACTCTTTGTAGTTGTCTACGGGTAAATCAGACAATCTGCTCACCTTGAAGCGGGTGAGGAGCGACTTCGCATCATTGAACCCAACCTTCTTGTTAACGAGTTCGAGCGCAGCTTTCACATCATCCTTGGTCAGCCCCGATGAAGGCTCCATCAGGGGGATTGGAACATCCTTTAAACCTTCTTCAGTCGGAACAACCGTGTGCGCCACTTCCTCGACCTTGGCTTTACGTTTCCTCTTCTTCTTTGGTTTAACCTCTGGCGCTACAGGCGCTGGGGGTTCAGGTTTAAGCTCCGTAGGCGGGAGCGAAGGAACGGATTTGGTCACCTCGACCTGTGCCATCCTCGCGCCTCCAAGTGTTGTCATCATCTCCTCAAAAGACGAGAAGTTCATCTTTACTTCAATCATGTTTCCTCCTTTGGTGTGGTTTTCTCATCACTCTTCATCCAAACAATTGAGTGATGGTTTCGGTCTTTCTTCTCAATACGCGCTGGATCCGTTCATCGATGGTCCCAGCAGCGGATACAAAACGAACAAATACGGGTTCATCCTGACCGATCCTGTGGCAGCGCATCGCCGCTTGTGCATTGTCTGCCGGGTTCCATGAGGCTTCTGCGAACAGCACATCATGCGCGGCGGTTAATGTGATGGCTGTTCCTGCCGCAACCACTTGCCCGATGAATATTCTGCATTTTGGATTTGTCTGAAAACGATCTATGTTCTCCTGTCGGCGTTTAGGTGGAGTTCCACCAAACAGCGTGACAACGCCAAACCTTCCAAACTCTTTACGCAGCGCGTCCCTCAGTAGCACAATGACATCCCGATGCACCGCAAACACAACGATCTTTCTCATGCCGTTCTGTAGATCATTGGCGATCAGTTCAGCAATACCTGGGGCTTTCGACACACCAAGAAACCGGCGTAGTTTGGCGACCCCTCCGGAGTTGTACTTGTTGCCTCCGATCGCATGGAGCGCTTGCAGTGTCTGCTCTCCCTGAGTCTGATCGAGAATCAACTTCACAGCATCAAGCATGGGTTTGAAATCCAGAACGTGATTTGGGGCCAATGTCTCTGGGAAATAAATCTCCTCATCAACCTCAGACTTCTCGACCACAATCTCTGAGTAGCGGATGGGCGGTAGATCTTTCAAGACTTCCTCCTTTTTGCGACGTAACATAATGGGTTGAATGGCTTGCTTTAGATGAGGAATGTTCTTTCCTCCGGTGATCTTGAAGCCAAAGTTATCCTGGAATCCGGTGCAATACTCCCTCACAAAATCCCAGTATCGTTTTCGATAAACCCCGAAAGCGTTGAGCATCGTCCATAACTCCGATGGGTCATTGGGCGCTGGAGTGCCGGACAAACAGAACACTCTTTTTGCCAGGGGGAGCAACTTCGAGTAGACGATCTTTGTGCGTTTCGCTTGTCTGTTCTTCAGGAAATGCGACTCATCAAGAATAAGAACATCGATCTCCTCGCGGGTAAGTTGGTCAAGAATCGGCTTTCTGGATGCCAGATCATAAGAACAGATCACCAGATCACCAATGATGCTGCCTTTGGAATCCATCACCACATGAGATTCCCGCTCAATCTGACTGAAACGGGTGAACTCTCTGTCCCAGTTGAGCCTTGCTACCGCAGGACACAAAACCAGAACGCGCTTGGCATTGATCTGGTCACATGCCGATATGGCTTGGCAGGACTTCCCAAGCCCCATCTCATCTGCCAGTAATGCATGTTTCTTACTGGCTAGAAATGAGGATCCATCCTCCTGGTAGGGGTAAAGATCAATCATACTTCGATGCGACATCTGATCCGCAGGCTGCGTATCCCGCGATGTCGATCCAATTATCGTCATGCCGCGGGTTGGCCTTAATTCTTGCTGTTTTCAACAAAATCATCATCGCTGCGACATCAATTGGTGAGATGTCTTCTCCAAGATATGCACCCCACAGCGCCGCGATAGCAGCAAAACTGTCTTCCGCGTTGCCGTGCGTAGCGGCGCGGTCATTGATGATGTATTCTTTAGCTGTGTCGAGTACTGACTCTCGGTTCATGGTTACTCCCGTAGGTTGCGATCAACGCAGCTTCTGCCTTGTCTGCGTCTTTTTTAAGGGACCAATGGCTACAGAATTTAGGATACATGGCAGATGCTTTTTGCCTTGATGAATCCTTGTCCTTTGTAAGTCCCATGGATTTCTTCCACACAGCCGGTCTGACCAGTTGCATGGGTATCAGGTTTGCAGCGACAATCCCCTGAATCACTCCTGCGCTGAACCCGAAATTGAATGAAGATGTGACCCCCTGCTTTGGCATAGCGCTCACATCCTCGATGACGGCTATCTTTGTTTCATTCGCCATGCTATCGATCAGTACGCCAAGCTGGTATAAATCGAGCCTTCTTTTCTTCTTGCCGTTCACGGTGATTTGGTGGATGGGCATCCCGTGGATCTCCAGTTCCCCAGAGTCATCCAGCCACGCCAGCGCACCGGACAATCCCGGATCAATACCCAGAATCTTCAAGACAACAACTCTTCTAACTGAGCCTTTGCCTCGTCCTGTTCCCACTTGTAAACCCTTTTCGGGGTGGGACCGCTATACAACGGAAGCTCCGGGTACAGATCTTCTGTGGTTATTAATC